CCAACCAAATTCACGTTGATTGACATAATTAATAGCATCGTTTACAGCGTTTTTACATTGTACTTGAAATCCACGTGCGCCTGTTGCAAAGTTAGAAGAGGTTAGTTCTACCTCATTCATTCTTGCCAGCACTTCGTTTGTCAAGTCTAAGTAATCGTATGCCATATGTAATTCCTAAAAGAGTAAGTAAGGGCAACCGAAGCTGCCCCTACTAAGTGATTACTTATGCAAGTGTGTCACGGTCTACTTCGTCAGCAGCCATGTCGCCTTGGTCGCTGATGTCCATCATTACAGCGTAAGCACGTAGCTTACCTGCTGTAAATGACGCACCACTACCAGCCAGCACAAAGTCAATTGTGTCGCCTGATGTAGAAAGTGCTAGTCCATCAATTGAAACCTGTGGAGCGTAAGCACCGTCAGCCGCACCGTCAATGTCTAGTGCCGCTGCAAACTCATCAACATCACCACCAGTGAAGCCAAGAGCAGCAGTTGCATCTGTTGACGCATTCATAGTTGCAGACTCTACAACTTGAAAACCTGCTGCCATGATTAATGTGTTAGCAGGTACGGTAATTGCCTGAATAGTATCACCGGGGGCAATGCTATTTTTTGTCAGGTCAATTGTGACATCTACGTAGTACGGATTACGTCCACGCTGTGAGTTCCCTGATGCAGGGTGAAGTACTGCAGTAATGTTAGCCATTTTTCAATACTCCCCTTATACCAAGTTAATTTTAGCGTTAACAAGACCTTCAGGACGCAAAATCTTGCGACCATACAGGTGCATACCACGAACAATGTCAGCAAAGCTGTCAGGGTCACGATATGTTTCTGTCTTGTTAATTTGCTCTGCAGTAGCTACTGATGATGAATGTCCAGCAACAATCAAGCCATAGTTAGAAGCGTTAGTACCACCAGTGGTATCTGAACCCGTTCCAATTGAAGGCAAGTTGTTTGAAACATACACTTGGAAGCCGTGCAGGTTATTGATTACGAGACCGTTCTGAAGACCAGAACCACCAAAGTCTGAGTTCAGAAGCTTTGAATCTTCGTCCTTCAGTACTTCCATGAATACTGGGTCAACAACGAGCCAACGGCCCTGCGTGTCTACGTTCTGCTGGTCCAGCTTACGGGCCATACGTGCAATAACCATAGTCGGGTTGGCATTGCCTGAACCCGGTACAGATGAAGCACCCGGCAAACGGGGCTGGATACCAATTGATGAACCACCAGAGCCGCCAAAGTCATCGGCTTCTAGTTTCATTGAGGTCAACAGTTCGTCAGAACCTGCAGTTGAAACAGCTACAGAACCGTTAACAGTTGTATTAACTGTGTCGGCTGAACCGTGAATTGCAGATTGTTTAAAACCACACAGATAACCAAGAACGTCTTGGTCAAACTGGTCAGCCAAACGATACGCAGCACGGTCACTTGCCAATTGCTGGAAGTTTACGTGGCTGTGTGCCTCTTCAATGTCATCAACCTTAAATGCAAAGTAGTTAGCTTTGTCAATTGTTAGGTTAAAGTCTTCGTCATCAAGGTCTTGCGGTGTGATAGTTGTACCACGTGCATAGTTCTTGACTGTGATTTCGGGTTCTTTGATAATCTTAACGGAATCACCCATTGCAGCAATCTCACCGAAGTAATCATTATTAGTGATTGCTTCAGCAACGGCAGACTTGCGGAAAGCAAGCTGCACCTGTTTGCTGTAAATTACAGGTGAAAAATTGCCGTTAGGAAGATTACCATACCCGGCTGCTGATGCAAATGCCATTGTATGTTCTCCTAAAGTTAAGCATTTTTCTTACAGATGCAAACTCACCAGACTAATCAGAGGCTAATTCATTTGGGTGTGTGTCCAAGTAAGGTGGCCGCCCTACTATTCAACAGGCCAAAATCGTCAGGTAATCCGTAAGCTGTGTTCGTTTGCTGTTATGTGTGGACATATTGCGCCATACATCCACACTTGGTTACATATAGTTATACTGAAAAATAACTATTTGTCAACACTTTTTTATCTGGCAGAGCCAGAAATATCATAGATAAACTTTCCTGTGCGGATAGCTTCCATAATATCATCTGCGTTCTTTTCATATTCTTGTGGCGACATTGCCTGAACTGCAGATTCTTTTAGATAAGCGGAAGTTTCGTTTGCTTGAGGTGCGCTTCTACTGCCTTTAGTGGACACCGCTTCAGCAGCACCTTTAGTTTTCTTAGACTTCTTCTCACTTGTAATTCCTCTGTCAACTTTATACAAGTCTATTGCTCTAGCTGCTGACCTTGCATCGTTATCGTTTTCATATAATGCATCTTGAACCCACTTAGGTTGCTCATCTGCCCAATCATGAAAGTCATCGCTATCACGAATTTCTCCAAAGTCAGGGTGAAGTCTCATTAATTCAGCTTCTGCCTTTTCTTTTGTAGCAGATACTTGCATTTCATCAATTGCTTTAACACGTTCTTCCAATGCAGTAGACTGCTCACGTGCTTTCTTCATAGCAATTGTTTCTACTATGGCAGCTACATCTGGGTACTCATTTGCCCATTCTTCAATGTCTTCATCTGATTTGGGCAACTTCATTTCTTTTTGTGCCGCTGCAGATAGTTGAGTTTTTAATGCTTCTATTTCCTGCTTTAGTTCTTCAGCTTGTTTTTGTTGATGCCTACGCAAATCAGAGTACCGTTTTTTAAAAGTTCGTTCTTCTGCATTTGTAGGTTCAACTTCTTCTTCTTCTTGTGTTTGCTCTTCTGCCTCACCCTTTTGTTCTTTGATGAGTTGCTCTAGTTCTTCTTCCTCACGTTTAATGCGTTCTTCTTGTGTGTAAGGTTTATTTGCAAATGCAACTTTTTTTGGTGATTGCATTTCTTCTGCCATAATAGCTGTTTCAGCCATTGTCTTCTCCTTATGGGGCTAACCGTAGCCAGTGTTGGGGGGTTAGGTAGCCATTGATATGCGGATTATTTTTTAGAAGCTAATCCACTTTGCTTCATCTGGTCTACTAGTCCACCCTTTGCCATGCCGCCACGTCCAGAACCTGCTGCCTGAGAGCCTCTCCCACCTGTAGCTTCTTTTGCTGCACCACTACTAAATCCAGAGTAGCCGCTACTAGGGGATGAAGTATAGCCGCCACTATCATCATCCCTTTGATACTGAGTTGCTCTTTGCCTTGCGGCACTTTCTGACTTAGCAGCTTCAAGTGCTGCTGCTTTTGCTGTAGCTACTGCTTTATTTATTTCTTCGACACTTTTACCTTTGTAGTCTACTCCAACAAGAGCAGCTTGTTTTCTAGCGTTTTCTCTTTTCTTTCCGCCTACTTCTTTCGCTATTTGTGTAGAAACAAACCTTTCTAAAGAAGCACGGCTTTTAAATTTACTTAAATCTTCAACGCCAAATTCACGCGCTTTAGATTGTAATCTACTATCAATTTCTTTATTTGTTGCTTTTACTTGTTTTCCCTCTTTATTGGTACTTGTATAAATGTCATTCATTTGATTACTTACATCTCTATAAGTATCCGCTAAATCTTGTTTTCTATCGGGGTCTAAACTGTGCAAATTATTGTCAACGCCTAGTTCGTCTCTAAAGACATCCATGACTCCGCCAAACACAGCACCTGCAGTTTTAGAACCACCGAAAATTCCAGTAGCTTCACCTATCTTTTTTCCAAAACCTACTGGTCCAGTTGGTATACCTTTAATTTGGGATATGCCTACTTCATTAAGAACAGATAATAAATCTTCGTTATCTATCTTACTTCTGTCATAACCAACACCAGTTACATCAGTAGTGCTAAATTCTGGGGTTGCATTAGTTCCCGATGCATCATCATCTTGTGCAACACGTGTAGTTGGTTTAGTTGTGGCTGTCTCAACCTCTGCTTGTTTTTGTGGCGTGTACTCACTTTCACGAACAAAACCTTCAGGTATTTCAGTTACACCGGGGATAAAGTTAATTTGTTTTTTCGCACCTGTAGCAGAGTTAACAATTGTTATTACTTCAGAAGCACCTGTAGCTGCACCCTGACCACCCGAAACAACTTGACTAAACGTAGGCGTTGCACTAGTTCCATATGTAGGGGTTTGCTGTTGAACAGGAGACTGATAATTAAAAGGTTGCATTGGTGGCATAGGCGGTGGTGGTGTTATACTCTGTGGGGTGAATTGAGACTGTTGTGTTACACCCCCGGTAAACTGAACACCTGTTGGTGTTTGTGGCGGTATATATGCGCCCACTTGTGCATTGACTACTCCACCTTCTGAGTATTCTAACACACCATCATCTTCCATGTCAAGGTCTTCCATGCTGAAAGGCACATCATCAGGTAATGTAGCTTCGTCAGAGTTACCCATCTGACCCATTGCTTCCATTTTAGCTAGACCAGCTTTTGCCTCATCACGTAAGGCCATAATCTTTTCCAGACCATGAAAGCGAACTACATCGGCAGGTAGTACAAATTCACCCTCACTTAGCTGGGCAGGAATGTCATCACGCACTTCTTCTTGTGTAGAACCTACAGGTACGTCATTACCTGACTCTGGGTCAACTGAACCACCCTCGTCCATAAGACCACCTTCGTCAAATGCACCCACTACAGGCTCAAACAATTCCATTTGTTTATCCATTGCCATTTACTTCATCCTGTAAATATTTAAGTTTGCGTAAAGCTGCGATAGCACCCTGTTGCCTGTGCATCATAACGATATCTTCAGATTGTTCCAACACTTTTTGGTGCTGTTCAATAGCTAAATCTATATAACTACTGAATGCTTCCCACTGGCGGTTGTTGCCCACCATCGGCTTGAGTTTGCTGAGTACCTGCTTCTTGTCCACCATTACTACTAAATCCTTGTTCACCCGGAACTGGCACTTGTCCTGTTCCTATTGTTCCACCACCAGCACCTGTTGGGTCACCTGCATCTGCCCCTGCTGGTGGAGGCATACCACCTTCAGGTTGAGCAGGTGCTTGAAACTGTTTCATCAGTTCTGCTTGAAGTGCTGCTTCGCTCATGTTGTTGGTTACTTTATCGGGGTCAAGGTCCATAGACTTTGCAATCTC